TTAGTTGCTCCATCGGCGCCCTCACCGCCTCATCCTGACGTGCCGGCTGTACCTGTAGTTGCTCCTGTTGCACCAGCTGTGGCACCTGTGGCCACTGTTGCTGCTCCAGCCGTGGATTACGTTGAGATACATCCTGCTGTCGTCCCTGTGCCAGTTGCACCCGTTGCACCCATGGTTCCTTTGGATGCTCCGGGGGTCCCGGTTGAGAACAAGAAGCCTGATTTCTCAACAGTCTTGTCAGGGCGGTTGTTGGACAGTACTGTACGCCGTATTGGTGTGCGTAATACGATTGGTCGCCGCATTTGTGGTGATGATTATATTGAAGCACACCATTTCGATGTGGAGAATGTCCTTTATCAACCGACGGGTGATCATCGTCCTTTAGGACATCGAGTATCGGATCTTGTTAACCAGCCAATCCATCTGCAAAGATGTACTGAGTATGTTGATAAGAGCCTCGTTGTCCCGTCGGGACTTGAAGCCGAGGAAGTGGCGGATAAGTTATTTGACCGAGGTATGATCTCGAGTGAAGAACGCGATAATATTAAACATGTGCGAACCTATAGGGAAGTGGATGATTCAGACATTCCTTGTCAGAAAGCCACAATCCCATGGCTTAGCTCATCTGTTATTTCGTGTCGCCCCGTGTATTGTACTTTGTGGATATTATTTTACGTGATGTTTGGTTTGATGCTCATTTCTCCTGTGTTAATGGGGGTGAAGAGAGCTACTGCCACGCCATGTAAAATTGATACCCATCATACCGCTGCTGTGTGCTGTGCCACATGGATTTTTCAGTTGATTGTGGGCATAGTTTCACACTTATCCTTGATACCCATTCTTGTTCTTGTTGTGGTCTGGTTGTTTTTGTCCTACATGGCGGGTTGGGATTGTTTCCACCGGTCTACTGAATACACACGCCGCCTTGCTGACACCGACGAGTTCTCCACACAATTGGTGCATCGTCTTGTGTGTCCAGCGTGGTTGGAGGTACTGTGCATTGAGTGTGACCGTGAGAGATCTGTTCCTTCCAGTCCTTTGTCAGTGCTGAGTCGCGTTCAAGTTATTGACTTACCGAACACTACCAATTCTATTGTTCGTGAGGATACTGTGTACGCTTTTCAGCACTGGGTGCAGGATTTTCGGGTGGTCGCTGTTCCCATAGTGGACTCCCTACCGACCGTGTATATGCCGTGGGATACCGTGTCGGTGAAGTCCCAGGGGTTCAGCGTCTGCCTGACGACTCTGTGAAGAAGATGGAAAAGCAGGAAAAGATCTTTAATAGATCTTTTCCTGCTGTGCCCCGTAGTGTAAATTACGCTACGCTGGGCCAGTTCCATGTTCCGGGTTATGCCCCTATTTCACCAGATCGTTATGACCAGGCTACTCAGGTGGAGGCTTTGAAGAAACGGGTGATGTGTTGTCTCCCCACAATAGACAACGCGTTGCTCGCGCAATTTGCTTGTTTTGTCCGTGAGTGGTTGCGCAAAAATTTGACTCCGTTATCCGAATATGACATACTTACTTTTGATGAATGGTTGGCCGGTTCTAATTACAATCAAGCGAGGCAGACTCAGTTGAGGGCCGTCGCTGGTAATATGAACGGTCCTCCATCACCGCG